CTAATATACGAAGGTCTAACACTGCGAGCCGAGTTCTTCGCCCGCTTACAAATCTTCAGGTCACAGAGCTTCTTCACCACCCGGTGTACATTCCCCCGCCCCTTGTCTCCAGTATGAAACATGATGTCATCTATAGAAGGCCCATAACCAAAGTTCCTCCAGTACTCATCTATCACAAGGAACACAGTCCTTTGCTTCTCAGTCATACACGCCCCTACACTTTCGTCTAATGTTCTCATGGCTCTATAACACCTGTTACAGTGGACTTCTCTATAACACTTGTTATAGTACCCCCACCCCTTTTTGAATAGGAATCGTAAGGGGGGGGTTTACGGTAGATCAAAATCATTGACGACCTCCGAATTTTTACTAGGGGTACCCCCCTCGTTTTTATTTGGTGATTGGATGTCAGGAACAGTATGTGGGGTGCATACGGGGGCGGTCACGGCCTCTAGGGCGGGTACGGGTGCGGTGGGTGCGCGCGCAGGCACATCCGAAACCCCATCACCCCTGATTTCCTCCATCAATGAGACACCATCATCTATAACAGCTGTTACAGTGCCGAGTCTCTCGAGCAGTCGTGTACGTATGTCTGTGCTCTTGCGTATTGTCGTGATCTCTTTGCGTTCTAGGAATGCTCCGACCTCGAATAGGTTACCAATCATCTGCAAAGCTTTCATCCTCTGTGCAGGTGGAAAGTCCTCATCGAGTGAGTGCTGGACAAGTTGTTGTACGAGCAGTGCCTTCAATTGAATAGGGTTTCTGTGTTTCTCTGCCTCTAAAGCCAGTTGGTAGGCCTCGACCTCCCTCTGTATTCTCTCGTCCTTCATTAGCTCATACGGCTTACATGCCAGTGTTCTCTTGGTGGCGTTAGGTTTATATGCCTGTCTGTAAGCCTGTGCCTTTGTCTCTCCCAGTGCAACGGCATGAGCAAAAGCCTTCTGCTTCCCTGTAAGTTTAGGCCTCTTGCCTTGTCCGCTACTCAATAGAGTCTCTACTGGGATCTGATTAAGCCCTTCTTTGATTTGCGCGCGTGTTAGTTTCTGAACCATAGTGTTTTCATGGGTATGAAATAAGAATGTCCCGAACATACCAGACCAAACTATTTAATGCAAACGCCCTGACCTTTCCCGATTGTGTCCGTCTATACATATGTAACAACCAAACAATCCTATGAACTACCTCTATTCCGTCCTCGGTGCTTTCCTGTTCTTTACCCTGATCTGCCTACTGGCTGAGTATCGCGACCATAAGCAACGCGCCCGAAAACGCGCTGAATACCTCAAACGCCCCTGTGTCCCATCCCCTCAACGCAAGACAAACTGTGGCCTGATCTATCCGCCCTTCCGCTGATCCGCCTCCAGGATTTTGGGGCAAATACGCTGCTTGTTTTGTCATTACAACACCCTAAAAATATTTTCAAATAAAACATGAAAAGTATTGCAATGGAGTCAACACATGATATAGTTAAGGCGTTATTCATGTGTTAATCCCTGTAACCCACTAAGGAGAGTCCCTATGAAAATTGTCTATAACAAGTTGCTAAACGGATGGTACATCGTCCGTGGAGCACATCACACGCCCATCAGTGGCCGATTCGAAACCAAGGCGCAAGCCTTGGCACACCTTAACCGCAACAAATAAGGAACACCATGCAAATCACGATTGAACTCAAGTGGCAATACGGCAACTGTGCCTTCTATCCAATGTGCGAAACCAGTAAGAGATTCGCGCAAATTGCAGGCACAAAGACCCTGACCCAAGACGCCCTCCGCATCATCAAGTCAATGGGCTACACGATTAACCAAACCACTAAGGAGATTGCACTATGAGAAAAGAATTTATCCTAGCCATTGCCCAGAAGAACGGATACGAAGTCTGGGCTAAATGGGACGCAGACGCTGAGATCTACGAACTATTCACCGAGCGCGAGTGCGAGTGCTATATCGGTGCAGTTGACGAGCTAAAAGATGCAAGACCCCTTGCCATTGATTGGATTGCGGAAAGGGAGTCAACATGATCACCATAACCATTAACACTGATAACTCTGCATTCGAAGAGAACCCGCGCGAGATGGCTGAACTGTTAGAGCGCCTCGCGAACTATTACAGAGATTGCCAAATCCTTCCCGACACCGCCCGCGATTCCAACGGCAACACTGTTTGCCACATTACTCAGGAGTGAACCAATGACACGCGAATACACCACCAAATTGTTAGAGATGGTAGAGGAGGGAATCCTCGACCGCGACAACGTGATCATGGCCTGTGTGAAGTACATGAGCGAAGACGATGTGCGCGACATGATGGAGTGCAACGAATTTATCAACGAAGAAGAGGAGTCCGAAGAATGAAATACTACCGCCACATTTCCACCATGCGCGAAGAATTCCTCGCACAACGCAGGCGTGACCGCATTCAGGCAGGCTATGACTTTGTTGTCATTGTGCTAGTGCCTGTGATGATCTTTTTAATCACTGTGTTTCTGTTCGCACTATGACACAAGCCCAGTTGATCACCCTCGGCTACAAATACGAGCGAGCAACTGGTGCAAGGGCGCAAGCCCTGCGCCAGTGCTTTAACAACGCGCTCAGGCAGACCAAAGCCCCTGAAGTGCGCGAACACTACATCTATTCATTCAACCAAGGAAGACACGAAGCAAGGACAACACGATGAACCTCAACCTCAATGACGCATCCTCCGCCCTGTGCGACATCTACGACATTAAACGCGCCCTGTCAAAGAAGATCAAAAGCCAACCAAAGGACAACGAAGGCACGGACATCACCATTGGTGACTGTATTGACGATTTAGTGCTTTTCCTCGAAGGCATCTACGAGCAAGGCCACGAAGACACAAACCAACAATCCGCGCGAGAGCAGAACGTTTACCTCCGATCCGCGCTCAAGAACCTTGTTTTGTCTGCTGACCGCTATGTTGAAGACGGATCATGGATTGAGCATTTATCACTGGACATTGAATTCGCAAAAGGCATTCTCAAAGCCACCAAACCCAAGAAGGAAACCACGCAATGAAAAAATTTAAAGTCCCATACGTTCGCATTGAACACCAAGTCTATATTTTCGAAGTGGAAGCTGAAGACCAAGAGCAAGCCGAAAACATGGCGCGAGAGCTTTACAACGGCAGTGAAAATTATGATGTAGTTTACGCTGAAGAATTTATCCAAGACGTTGAGGAGATCGAATGAACTACATCATTCGTATGCGCGATGACTTGGCAGAACAAGGCCTGTCCGTCCCTGCCTCGCGGACATTCGAAAGCTACGACACCATGATCGATGTGACATACATCACGGCAGAGGAGCTGGCGGGCGCGACACAAGGCGATGACCCTGCCGAGCCCGATGACCACGCATTTTGGTACATCAAGCTAAAGGACGGAAGGTCTTTTTATTTCCTGAGTGTTGACCTCGACTTTGATGACGCAGACGCACCACCACCGCCAAACAAAGAGTATGTCGTTTACTGGAAGCGCGAAGTTATTTACAAAACGACAGTTGTTGCATATGACCCAGATGACGCAGTAGACCGCGTTTGCAATGGATTCTCTACCAACTCAAGCTACGAGGAAGACATTGACGATTATGGCGACATGTTTTTTATCTCAACCGATTTAATCGAAAAGGAAACCAAATGAATAGCGACCTGTTAGACGAGTATTGCCAGAACATGTACGGACACACCGACTGGTCGATTGATTGGCAAGACGGCAACCAAGTTGTGACGTTCTTTAAAGACGCACGACCAGAGTATTTAGAACTTAACCAAGGAGATGAAGAATGAAAGTAAAAGACCTAATCGCAGAACTCGAGTGCTTTGACGAAGACGCTGAAGTACACATGGCCTATGGAGCAGGAGACTACTGGAAGTCAACGCTCGCGCCAAAGATCAGAACAGTGTTCAACGGCACAGTCCAGTATGCGACCTACCACCAATCCGACAAGCTAGTCAACGCAGACGACATAGAAGAATCGGAAGATGGCGAAGAAGAAGAATTCCCTGTACGTAAAGTTGTAATCATTGAATAAAGGAGAGCTGCATATGAAAGTATTTGAACTAATCCAACAACTAAGCCAGTTGCCACAAGACCTCGATGTTTTGATCTGGGACGCAGGCAATCGCATGAACATTGCCATGGTAGATGACGCATTCATTCATGACGAGCAGTACCCTTTTGTGGAACTCAACACAGACACGGACGACTAATCATGAAGCATTTAATCGGCCTCTCATGGCCTTCAATCTATATCGTGACTAATCACAACGGCACAGAACTAGGCACATTCGACACACTCGAAGAAGCCAACGCTGAAGCCAAGTTTTACAAACAACAAACAGGAAACCCTGCTTTTGTTGATGAAGACCTCAAACCCCCAAGCTTTCAGGAGATCACAAAATGACTGCAATGACTAAAACACAGATGGTGAACGCCTGTGCTGAATACGAAGTGGAATGGTTTTTTAACCAGACGCTTGATGAACAGAAGATAGTGTTCCGACACCTCCAACTGCATGGGTTTGAAGGGTTCAAGAATGTATCTGACGAAAGCTTGTTTGAATCATGCGTTCACAACGGCACATTTTTAATGGAGGAATGAAATGAAATACAAAGTAACCGCATCATACATAACTAACTGCGTTGCAGAAGTTACCGCCAATAACGCTGATGAAGCCTACCGAATTGCCAAGGACATGGACGGAGGCGAATTCACACAGACCAAGCAAGACGACTGGAAGATTCAAGAAATCACGTTGTCTGAAAACAATTTCACAGAAGAGCAATTAGCCTTCATCAAAGCTTACTCTACCAATGTTGCAGTTGCTGATGATGACGTAGTTAAGGCTTTTGTTCTGATAGATGACCATGACGAATTCTACAAAGACCATTCAGACACTTACTCAGGACTAGCCGATGCCCGAGGAGTCTGGGAAGACGCCAAACGTTTTTTTACAAAGGAGAAATGAAAATGAACTGCCAACACACACGCGAAGATTCTTGGTGGGAATACGATGGACAGGGCATTCCACTTGCCCGAGTCTGCTACAAATGCGTTGAATACGTATTGTCCAAGTATGACCCAGTGGTACTAGGCCACTACACCCAAGCTGATATTGACGAGCCCATTAACGAGGAATGAAATGATTGTTTTAGATAACCCAACCCAGATCGAAGTTGCACGGATGTTAACTCTACGCAAAGGCCTACAACTAGAGATCAAGGGAATGCGACATTCGGGACGCAGTTGCTACCAGATTATCAAAAGAGACTTCGGCCTGACAGGTACACGCGCCAGAGTCCTCGAGCAATTTGAACAACTGATCCCAAATTTCGCTGAAATAACCAGACGCGACTAAATGAACCCACGCAGGGATTCGGCAACCTTCACAGTGCCGAGTCTCTGCTCACTGTCGTTGAAGTCCTCGTTAGCCTCCCCTACCCAGTAGCGTGAGGCTATTTTTTTGGCAGTAGCCACGCCCATAGCATCGTTGTCGGCAATCACCAGTGGGTCACGTACAGTCTTTGCAATCTCAAGCATATTCCCCGCAGAAAAGCACACATGGATCGTGTACCTCTCCCTGAGATGCTTCATCGCTCTGCGAACCGACATCCCAGTTGCGAACCCCTCACACAAAATGTTGCGACCTTTGGCGTCAATGACGAGGCTCGCGCCCTTCGTTACTTGGCCTGACAGGAAGCGTTTTGTGCCGTCTTCTTGGATGATTTGGCAACCGACAAGATGATCCCCAACTCGCATTGGTAAGATCAGGAGGCCATTCCACACCAATCCCTTGTCCACGAACCCCTTGCGAATCAGGTAGGGATGTTGCTCTTTAACACTGTTATTGAGGATGAACGTAGCTTTGCCAGCCGCTTTTTTCTGGCGTTGCTCGCGCTCTTTCTCGGCAGCCAACCTCTTTGCTTGGGCATTTGGATCTGGGATGAACGGCTCTTCTGACTTGTAGCGTATATGCCTATCATGTACTGCGAAGTTAATGATTGCACCTTCACGACCATCAAAGATGTACGCGCCATTCTGCTTTCTGGGATGGTCTTCTGTGCCAACTCTGACCCACCGATCTAAGATTAATTCCTTGATCAGGAGGCCATGATCTCTTGCAAACTCTTCGAACCTCATTTATTTGCCCTTGATTTAGCCCACGCAATGTTGCGCGATTGAATCCACGAACTGGTCTTCTGGGATGTAGGCTCTGGCTCTGCACTCAGCCCACGGGGGAATGTTCCGTACTTTTCCTTGTACTTATGCGCTGCCCAACCTTCCTTGTATCCACGCATGCGAGCAAAGTAGATCAACTCAGAGTAGAACTTCTGATTCTCCGACAGAACCTCGCGCTTGGTGAACTCTAACTCTGTTAGAGTACCCGGCACGTTTAGGATCTGTTTCATCTCCTTTTCGTAACCGCACTCCCCACACTCACGACCCGACCAGACCCACAAAGCGCCACAAGCAGGACACTTGGCTTCCTTCTTTTCCTTCTCATCAGGCTCTTTCTTCGCAGTTTCGGTGCCGTTGTGTAACTCTGTTACACCTTCCTCGAACAAGGTATCCCACTCCTTGCGGAATCTCAAGTAGTTACCTGAATGGTCAAGCCAAAGGCCATAATCCTTACCATCGTAAGGACGCATGATCCGCCCCATCTGCTGTACATGACTGCTAAACGACTTGGAAAACGGCCTTGCACTCACTCCAATCATCACATCAGGGACGTCAAAACCTCTGGTCAATATGTCTGTGGCCACCAGACCATTGATTAGCGTATCTGGACGCGAGAAATCCTCAATTGTTTGAGCTTTGAACTCGTCATCCTCCAAATAACTGATTGAAACAAAGTTATAGCCTGCCTCGTTGAACTGCCGAACCAAGTCCCTGCCATGCTCAACTCCCGAGCAGAACACGACTGTCTTCCTCGGCTTACCAAACACTTGCATCGTTTTGTCGATCCACTCTTGGACAATGTCGCCAGTGATTTGCATACCGCGCTTGGTAGTCTCATCTTGCGACCACTCACCAGCCACCTTCTTCGCACCACTCATGTCGATCTCTTTGGCAATATAGATCTTCAACGGGGTCAACCATTTGTTCTCAATCAACTCACCAGTAGGCTTCGCACCCACCACATTGGTATAGGTGTCACCCAACCCATTGGTGAAAGGAGTAGCCGTAAGGCCAATTACTTTCATCTCTGGGCGGTCTTTAATGAACTGAATGATTTGCCTGCGTTGCACATGGCACTCGTCAATGATCAGCATAGAGACTTCGGGAAAGTTATCCCGACTCTCCAAAGTCTGTGCGCTGCAGACCTGAATCTTTTCATAAGGCCGATAACGCCAATGATCAGCCTGCATGACGCCATGGTTGATGCCGTAGTTGCCAAGGCGCGTACTGGTCTGGTTGACCAACACAATCCTGTCTAACACCATGGCAACATTCTTAAGTTGCTTGGCCTCCTCAAGCATGACGGCCATTGCAACCTCCGTCTTACCAAACCCCGTAGGGGCGTAGAGTAGCTGGCTCATGTGGCCATCCTTAAAGCCTTGGGCGAGCTTCTCCACGACTTCCGCTTGATGCGGTCTTAATTTGAGCATGTAATTCTCCTGCTGGGATACGCCCAGCTTCGGGTTTATTTAGTTTTCTCTGCCTTCTCAGCGCGCTTCTTCCAGTAGGCCATCTGCTTGATCATCTCAGCGTTCTTGCTCTGGAACTCATTGCGTGATTGGGTCATCGTCCTAAGTTGGAACTCAAGATCTTTGACTTGTGTGCGTAGCGACTCAATCGTTTCCTCGATCTCTTTCTTCGCTGTTTGTGATACAGGCAACGACTTAATCGCCAACTGGTCTTTGAGCTTTGCGTTCTCTTCAGCAATGATGGTGTGCTCTTTGGCCATCTCTTCCATCTTGTCTGCCTCTGTGTACTCAGGAGCAGCAGGCCAGAATGGCACTTCTTTTTTCTTTGTACCAATCTTAGTGACGTCTATCTTCTGGCCTTTCTTGCTGATTCGCACGTTTTTCTCAAGACCCAAGGCCTTACGAACACGACCAACTGTCATCGCAGACACATCACAGTGGGCGGCAATCTCATGATCGCTCTTCTCGCCCAACTCAATATCTTCAAGCGCCAACTGCACAACCCAACGGCGCTCATCTGGGGTGCGTTGTTTGCCGTGCTTGCCATTTGCAAGGAGACAAGCCAAGAAAGCATCGCGCTTTGTGCCTTTATTAACATTTGCCTCAATGTCTTTGAACCCTGCGCGCTTGTGTGCGTGGTATCTGTGGAACCCATCACTAGGCCAGTAAGACTTGCCATCAAACCATAAATCAATAGGCGGGAACTTGTCTTTGCCTTCGAGCAGTATCTCTGTGTAGTGTTGAACCAAGGGCTCGTCAATCTCTTTGCGTGGTTGTGTACCGCCATCAAGGCGGATCTTTTCTAGTTTGATTCTTTCAGTCATTGTTTTACCTTTGTTGATCTTCTTGATGCACGACCTGCCCAGCAGGAGGCGCAGTGCCATTTGGCGTGGTTAAGTTGGATGCCACCTTCTGGTGGTTTCATTTCATTGCAGTTGTTGCACTCCTTGTGTTGATGTACCGGCTGCTTACTTCCGATTGATAGCTGTTGTTTTGCAAACCCATTCACCTCATACCTCCTTCACTAAATCCTTTTAACTCTGGAAATGCCGCATCTACAATCTCGCGGATTCTTTTATTTATCTTTGACGCCATCTCAGCTTTGATTCTGAATGGTGTGACGTACCAGTGGTATTGATTGTTGTGCGCCAGCTTGGCCAGCACACGCTTGCGGTTAGTCCTCATTTTCAAAGTTTTTCTCCTTTAGCTTGGCTTCAATTTGCTCCACTATTACGCGGTCATTCCATTCGTGCCGAATCGCATTTAACAAGATTTCGTTCTTATCTTCTTCCGTCAGACCTTCCCACTCGCGGTCATTGAGCTGCTCTACCATGTCACACAGGCCGGCAAAGCAGGTAGGACAGAAGGCCACTGGCAGGATGCCAAGGTATCCCTGCACTCCGCCTTCGTCATCTGTGAAGTCACACTGGCAGACATTGCACACATGGTCAGTCCCAACGTGGTCAAAGCCCTCAATCATGCCTCCCTCGCTTCCATCATGGCGTCTGCAATCCTGTAGCAACGTTTTGCCTCGCTCTTCAATTGCAACTCATTGAGCTCTACTTCGGCGTAGAAATACCATTCCATTGTTTGCATGACTTGAGCAGCAAAGTAATCTCTGAGCTCCATACCGCCTTCACCGCCTATGGCCGTGACTCTGGCTTCATCACTAACACTGATAGAGTGGGTGGGAAATGCTTTCATGATTTGCTCCAAAATAAAATGATTCCGGCTACGATCACAATGAAGAAGATCGCATACGTTGGCCAGACTGGCTCTTTACCATATGGCCCACTGATGGGGTCACTGTTGCAGTTAAACGCTTCTTCCATAGTGCGTGGGAAGCGCTTTGTTGTATCATTTTCCATATTACCTCCTGTGTTAAGAATATAACTCATGAATTGTTCATGTGTCAACTGTTATGTTACAACCGAAAAGCCCTCTTACCCGTTGACCCTCCCTCCCCCAGACAGGCGGACAGAAGGACCAACGACTCATTATCAAGGAGCTTTGCCCAGTTGTTAAGTGAGCTACCGGCCAGCCAAGCCGCCCTCCCCTGAGATCCCGATAAGGTCAGTTTGCACCATCCTTAACGATCAACTCCCAGCGTACTAGGGTATGTGTCTTTACGACATCCTTGTTTATTCCGTTCGATTGCTCTACTAGGAGGCGCGGGTCACGCCGAGGTTCTGTGTTTCTTGAGTTCAGCCCATACAGGCCATTAGCTAACGCGCTCTGACGGCTGCGTAGTGGGGTGGAACTAGGACTGCTCACATGAAGCAGTGTTTTTTAGCGTTTCGTCCGCATATTTTAGGAAGCAACGGCGCTAACCCGTTACACAATCCTAGTTCCGAAACAAAAAAGCCACTTACAACTGCCCCGTCGTGGTACCCCTTAACGGGGCGAGGCAGATGTAAATGGCTTTCAAGTATTGCCCACGACGACAACAACCCGTTTATATCAAAGATATTTGCGTTGTGCAATACCCTACGAAAAAAAAGTTTTCCATATTATCACTGCTAATATGAAAAAAACCCCCGAGTGTTTAGTTCGGGGATTAAAGTAAACCTCAACAAAGGAGTGGCAACTGCAGTCACCGGAATTTATTCTACATCAATCTCCATAAAGTGCAATGAATGCTGCATCTGCATACGCTTGGCCGGCACCCTTCCAGTCTAATGAGCGCCAGCTTGGCCACTTCTGGATGGCTAATGTCCGTGCAGAATCTTTGGCCATATTGATTAACCCCGCTTTTTTCTTCCACGACTGAGGCGTTACCATAGTTACAGGGATTTCAAACGCACCCAGCACACCTTGGATCACGCCGGCTGAGTGACCAAATGAGAACATCGAGGCAACACCTTGGCCGGGCATACTGCTCACCAGCTCAACATACGCTTGGATTTTTTCATCCTTGTACAAATGCATCTTAATGATTGTGGCCAGCGCTGCCGCATTTACCCTGTTAGCAGCACCAATCTTCATTGTTGGCATCTTATGCCACTCAATAGGAGATCCATCACGCATAAAAACTATGGCGCCAGACAGTCCGGGGTCTATTCCAATCTTTATCATAAATTTCTTTCAAAAGGTATTGCAAGACATGAAAGTATGTGGGTACAATGTGTTGCCGATTGTAACTGATCCATTGAATTTATACAACGTGGTTCGGTCGGGCACGGCCAGCAAAGGCTGGGCCAGCCTTGGACAGGCGGGGAGGGGCAAGGGCTGACAACAGCCGATTGAACATTCTTACGAGTGTTCCTTCGAGTGTTTGGCATGGGCGGTTGGGCCCGGTGTGGCACGGCGTAGAAAGGTAAGGACGGGTCGGGCATGGAACTGGAAACAGTCGATAGGGTATTGGCAACAGTACCACTTCGAGTGTTATTAGGGCTAGCTTTGGCACTGCAAGGAGCAGCATGGACGGGTCAGGTTAGGCACGGTCGGGAAAGGCTCGACACGGCGAGGAGAGGCGGGGTCTGGCAAGGGCTAATGTAGCGGCTATGGGATTGGTAACAGTCTCATGGTCGATGCAAACTGTGCATCAAACAACAAAGGAACTAAAAATGAAATCTATACCTGTAAAAATCACGGGGTCAGCTGCTTTACTCATGCACTCTGATCGTTTTGCAAACCCGCTAGACCCAATGGCAAAGGCCCATAAAGAGCTGACTGGCAAACGCAAGAAAACAGACGATGACCACATCGCCATTGCCAAGAGCGAGTTTATTGGAGGCTGTTACTGGAATGAAGACACTGGTTTCTTTATCCCAGCTCAGAACCTTGACTCATGCTTGATTGCGGCGGCCAAGCTCCAAAAACTTGGCGTTAAGTTTAAGCAAGGCGTTCAAGTATTGGAAGATGAGCTGCCAATTGATGGCCTCAAGAACATGACGCCAGAGAAACTCTGGGAAAACCCAAAGAATGTGGATGCCCGTGGCGTTAAGGTTGGCATGGCCAAGATAATGCGATACCGCCCCATTTTCCGCAGCTGGTCACTCTCTGCAACTGTGATGGTCAACGAAGACGTAGTCAACATTAACGAAGTTAAAAAGGCTTTGGTTGATGCTGGCGCCTTGATCGGTCTGGGTGACTACCGCCCACGTTTTGGACGTTTCAATGTGGAGTTCGCATGAGTGACGAGAACCCAAAACTATTCCCAGCTTGGAAGCAAGCGGTCAGAACCCTGCTGGATAGCGGCCTGACATATGGCAGCGTACTCAAACGCAGCTACATTTCTGAGTTATGCGAAGTACCCAAGCCTACAGACATTAACGATGTACGCCGGTACGACCTTGAAGTGCTGCGCTGCATTACCGAGATCAAAGACATTCTGCTTACAGCTCACTGTATGTTGATGGTCAGCGATCACGCCGGCAACTACATCATTATCGAGCCCGAATCCCAAACCCAACACGCCGTTGATGTAGGGGTGAAAGCCATTGGCCGAGAGATGAAGCGCATGGCCATGGGCGTGAGCTTTACCAAGACCGAGCTACTGACAGACGAGGGCCGCAAGAGAAATGCGGATGCCCAAGCAAAGATCTCAAAGCTGGCCGGAATGCTAACGATTGAAAAACGTGAGCTTCAGCAAATTGCAGACAGGAGCCAGCCATGATCATCACAAACAAATACAACTTACCGCAGACCTTCGTGAACATCATGAAGCGGCCCACCTACTCCAAGGGTAAGGCCAACATCTCAGCCACCGAGCTGATCAACTCACCACGCATTGTCCAGCTACGCAAGCTACACGAAGACAAGATTGAGACTGACGTTACAGAGATGGTCTGGTCTATCTTTGGCACGGCCATCCATGGCGTCCTTGAGCATGGCAAGGATGAGAACCACTTGATTGAAGAACGCCTACACGCAAAATTAGACGGCTGGTCTATCTCTGGAGCTATCGACTTACAGATCGTCAACGAAGACGGCACTCTGACAATCAACGATTACAAGACTACAGGCGCTTGGTCTGTCATGAATGAGAAGATTGACTGGGAGTATCAGCTCAACATCTACGCTTGGCTAGTGGAAAAAGTTAAGGGCACCAAGGTTTCCAAGCTAGAGATCGTGGCTATCATCAGGGACTGGTCAAGGCGTGACGCAGCTCTCAAGCCAGCCTATCCCGATGCACCCATCAAGGTTATCCCCGTCCAGCTCTGGCCGATGGAAGACCGCGAAGCCTTCATTCAGGAACGAATCAAAGAACACTCCAATGCTTTATTTGACTTGGAGACAGGAGATGAACTGCCGTTTTGTACGCCCGACCAGATGTGGGAGAAGCCTACAACATACGCAGTAAAAAAGATTGGTAATGTCAAAGCACGTAATGTTTGCAATACCGATGAGGAAGCTCGAGCCAAGGTGGCCGAGTATGGAAAAGAGTACGAGATAGAAGTCAGACTGGGTGAAAGGACGCGATGCGCTACCTTCTGCTCAGTCAACCGCTTCTGCAACCAGTACCAAGAGTATTTATCAACAAAGGAAACAAATGTCAGTCCATAAGAAACTTATGCAAGCGAGGGTCAAGCTTCTGTCGGTAGACATGAAGAAGTCTGGCCAGAACAAGTTTGCCGGCTATTCATACTTTGAGCTGGGTGACTTCATCCCCCACGTTCAGACCATCTTCAACGAGCTTGGCCTGTGCGGTGTCGTGACGTTTAACACCGAGTACGCCCAGCTCTGCATCACCGATGTAGATGACGGCACAGTCATTGTGATCACTAGCCC